AAATTGTCAGCAGCTGATATTGATGCTATGTCAAGAAGTATGAATCCCATAAAATGGATAGCAGATGGTTCAAGAAATACTGTTTCAAATTTGCCACATGCAGCAGGTTCAGTTTGGGATTTGCAAACATCACATGATTCACCTAATAATCAACAAGTAAAAACTGGTGTTATAGAAAGCAATATGGCATATTCTGGCCCACTAAAAGCTACGTTAGATAGAATAAAAAGTATGGCTTACAATAATCTTGATATTCCAGATGTTGATTTGGAAAAATTATCAGGTGTAATCACAAGTGGTAAAGGGATGAGAGCAATATATTGGAATCTTATTATTAGGTGTCAAGAAAAGATGAAAGAGTGGGGACCTAAGATAGAACAATTAATGAATATGCTTATTGATGCATCATTTGTTTATTCTGGGATTGCAAAACAATATATTGAAGATGTAGACTTAATTCCTATTGATTATGAAGTTCTTGTAGAACAAAACACACCTATTCCTGAAGATGAAGATGCAGAAAAGGAAATTGCTATGAGTGAAGTAAGTTTGCAGATCATGTCTAGAAAATCATATATGTCAAAATGGAGAGGGCTGTCTGAAAAGCAAATAGAGGCAGAACTACAACAAATAGCTTTAGAAAGAGAAATATTAGATGAAGGAGCATTTTCACATGGAAGTGATTTTGGTGTAGTAGGTGAAGAATAATGGCAAATCCATTTACTTTGAGTACTAGGATAAAAAATCAAATTAGTATTGCACAGCAAAGACAAATAAGAAATAGGTTTTATCAATGGGCTAGTGAATTAGAACATGAAGCATTAAAATATGAATATATGAATACTGAATCATCTGTTATCAGAGCTATTGAAATAAGAAGACTACAAGAAAATATAAGAAATGAGGCAAGAAACATATATGCTGATATTCAACAAAATGCAATTAATAATATGTTGTTAGTAGTTAACTCCGTAACAAATGATTCAATAAAGATGTTAGTAGATAGTGGATTTCTTGATGAATTTGTTTTACGAGGTGCTTTTCATAGTGTCAATATAAATGTAATTCAAAGTATAATAACAGGTAGTGTATATCAAGGAAATTGGGATTTGAGTAGAGCAATTTGGGGCCATGAAAGAAAAACAAGAGACATCTTATTAAGAATAGTAGCAGAGGGTATAACGAAGAATCAAGACTTGTATACTATTGCAAAAAATCTAGAGGCATACGTTAATCCTAGAAAAAGAACACCCTGGAATTTTACATCTTCAGACGGAAAAAGGATATTTAGGGGTAAGGTAGATTTTAACGCGCAAAGGTTGGCTAGGACTTTATTACAACATAGTTATCAAAAATCTTTTCAAGAACAAACATTACACAATCCTTTCGTTATAAAATATAGATGGCTAGCAAATGGTAGTAGAGCGTGTGAACTATGTATTGAAATGAATGGTAAACTGTTTGAAAAAGAAAAGTTACCTTTAGACCATCCAAATGGAATGTGCACTATGGAACCTGTACTAGATGAAGGTTGGATTGATAAGTTAGGTGATTGGATTATATCGCCAGTGGGTACTTATTCTGACATCGACGAATTTGTAAAAAAAATAATTGAAAATAAGTTATAAAACTGTTTACAAATCAAAGCTTCTATGTTACAATGAATTAGTAGGTGGATGGAACAATGCTATTATGGATGAAGATGAAGATCTAAACGAATTTCTTCCACAATCATTTAAAAACAGTTCAAATAATTTATAATTATGTTGTAGATAACAATGAAAAGGAAGTTAGATTCGCAGGTGAAAAATTTATCAAGAAAAAACATTGAAGAAAAACTTATAAAAAGTCTAGATAATAAAGGGGCAATTCATAAAATAGCAAAGCAAATGAATTGGGAAATATAAAGTACATACAATAATATCCAGAGGTAATAGGTTAAAGAATTTATAAGCTTAGGTAAACATTAATAAATTACCTAAGCTTATAAAGTAAAATGCCCATATGGAGCTATTATGAATTTGTTATTTTAATTTTGTAATATTATTTAATAAAAGGTTTACAAAATCTAAAAAAGTGTTATAATAAATACATAATATTTAAGATAGCTTTAACTATAATTTTTCTATGGTTAGGGCTAAAAGTATGTTAAAGGAGAAAGTTATGATAAATAAAATATTAGGAAAAGAAGTACAAATGAATTGTGAATGCCAAAAAGTTATTTCGGTAGTTAATGAGAATGTAAAACAGTTTACCGTAATTACAAAAATAGGACAAGAACTTTTTATTACAGTTTTAATTTGTCCATATTGTAAAAAGGAATATCATGTACAAGTTGATGATATGAATACAAAGGCGTTGTTAAGTAAATTTACTATTGAAATTGGTAAGTTAGCAAGATGCAAGGATAAAAAACAGCAGCCAAAAAAGAAAACGTTGGGATCGTTTGACAAGATTAGAAAAGACCTAGCTAAATCTAGGAAATTGTTAATGGAAGAAAATAATGGTTGTGAAGTAAAAACCATATTAGGAAAAAAAATGTTTAAATTGCATTTTGTTGAATTATAATCTAGTTTTGCTAAAATCCCTTTAAAATATAAAACAATAAACTACCATGAGTAACATGGATTTGAAAGGAAAATGAAAAATGAAAAGAAAAGAAATGAATGTGGAAGAAAACTTTTTGCCGATGAATTTACAATTTTTTGCAGAGCCTGTTGAACCTGAAGACGTTGAACCTGAAGACGTTGAACCTGAAGACGTTGAACCTGAAGACGACGAACCTGAAGACGTTGAACCTGAAGACGATAAAAAAAATAAGAGTGGAAAAAAAAGTGGTGTATTAAATCTTTCGCAGAAAAAGTTGTCTGCAATGATGGCAAGAGAAAAAAATCAGGGTAGAAAGTCTGTGTATAATGATTTGGGATTAGATCCTGAAAATCCAGATGATGTTGAAAAAGTAAAAGCTATTATGGTTGTACTTGGTAAAACAGAAGAAATTGAAGAAGTAGATGAAGGCTTATTGAAGGCAAATGAAAGAGCACTTAATGCAGAAATCAAAACTGAATTATATTTAGCAAATGTCAACAAAAAATATATTGATGATGTTTTAGCATTAGTTAAATCAAATATGTTGGCTGATGAAAATAAGACAGTGTCTGATATTTTGAAAAGTATGCAGAAAAGGCAACCTTTCTATTTTGAAGAAGTAGAAGGTGCAGTAGGTACAGGGGCAGCAATTTCAACTAGAAAAAAAAGTAATGGTGGTAAAGAAAAAAGTATTGCACAAAAATTGGCTGAAAGGAAAGTAGGTCAAACGAAGAAAGAAAGTATGTGGAAATAAAAGGAGGGAAATAGAAATGGGAAACAGAAATGGAGTAAGAACAGAAGAATTTGCAAACAAAAGACAAATTTTAGCAAACGTTGATTTGCAAGCAAGTGTAGGTTGTATCATACCAGAAAATTTTCCAATGACTACTGTTACAAATGGTAGAAGATTTGTAAAAGCAGGTATGCCATTCACATTAAACTTGTTGGATCGAGAAACACCTGTAACACCAAATCCCGTTGGTGGGAATGTTATTCTTTTGCATGATGTTGATATTACAGACGGTGATGCGAATGGAACAGCTTTAGTATTTGGCTTTGTAAAATTAAGTGCTTTGGAGTCACAAACACAAGCGATTATACAAACTAATACTGGTGCAACATTAATTACTGTAGTTGATTAATACCTTTATGTATAGGAAGGTAGGAAGGTAGGAAGGTAGGAATGATTACACAAAAATTATTTAATAAACAACAAATATTATTTGATGCTAATAATTTTACTTCTATAAGTTGTATTGTTTCAAAAGATTCTGGTTATTGGGAAATACAAGGAGATAGAAAAATTGTTGGTGCTGGGTCTCCTATTCAAGTTGATTTATTTAATAGGAATGTGCCGGCTATTTCAAATCCGTACAATGAAAATTGTGTTGTATTATTGCATGATGTAGACATCACAGATAGTGATCAGAATGCACAAGCTTTAGTATTTGGTTCAGTAAATTTTACAAAATTATCAGATAATTCTAAAGTATTAGCAAATATCTTTAGAATGTTAACAGATCGTATAGTATTTATTCAATAAGGAGGAAAGAAATGAGTATTTTTGATTTAATTACAAGTGAACAAATCGGTGTATATTGGGAAGTATTGGTTCAGCATGAAGAACCATATGCGACAGAGGAATTATTTCCAGTTGATAAAAAGAAGGGGTTAAGTCTTAAATGGATTAGAGGTGCACAAGGATTACCTGTAGTTTTAAACCCATCTGCATTTGATGCAAAAAGTATTCCGCGTCAAAGAATTGGTTTTGAAAAGCAAATGACAGAAATGCCATATTTTAAAGAATCATTGTATATCGATGAGGAATTGCGCCAAGAATTAAATGAAGTAATGCAGATGAATAATCAGGCTATACTTGATACAATTCTTAACAGAATCTTTGATGACGTAACGAATTTATTAAGAGCTGCAAGAGCAACAAGAGAAAGATTAAGAATGATGATGCTTACAAGTGGTGTAATTGCCATGTCAGCTAATGGTCAAAATTTGCTTTTTGATTATGGTTTGCAACACAAAGGAACAGTAACAACTGCTTGGAGTGATTTTGATAATGCTGATCCTATTGAAGATATTCGTCTTAGAAAGGAAATCATTTCAGAAGATACAGGTGCAGTGATTACAAGAGCTATGTGTGATACAGTTACGTGGAGAAAGTTACGTAATAACAAAAAAATTATCCAAAGTATCTTTGTAGCAGGTAATGGTGTAGGAAGTGTATCTGATAATCGTTTGAGAGAGTTTTTGTTAGATGAACTAGGGATTGTAGTTCTTATCAATGACAAAAGATGTGTTGATGAAACAGGAGCAAGTGTTAAATTTATGCCTGCAGATACATTTGTTATGTTTCCTGACGGTGCTTTAGGAAAAACTTGGTTTGGTACTACACCAGCAGAATCTGATCTTATGAATTCGTCTGTTGCAAATGTTACAATTGTTGAAACAGGTGTTGCAATTCTTGCTGCCCCAAAAGCTGATCCAGTAAATGTTGAAACTATTGTATCACAGATTTGCTTGCCATCGTTTGAAGCTGCAGATACTGTATACATTCTAGATACAGAAGTATAGGAGGAAGATAAACAATGTTAAATATCACAGATGGTAGA